GTGAGGATCAAGCATGACCATTACTCCATCCCGCGACAACGCCAAGCTCATCGACCGCAGTGACATTGAGGCTTACTACGACATCATGTTCAGCGGTCTGCCCGAAGGGCACCTGACCGTGCGAGGAATTGGTGAGAAGGGCACTCGCCAAGAGGGGCGATTCCGCGAGCAGCACTTCGCCATGTCGAGTGACACCGACATCCCCGATTGGGTTGCTGGGCACGCGAAGCGTTGGGGCAATCACCAGATCGCCACGTTCTGCGTGCCTGCCATTTTGTCCAGACCGAATGGAGACGCTGCCAGCGTGGCTGCGATGGGCTGCATGATCTTGGACATGGACACCGACTGCGACACGCAGGAGGCGTGGGAGTGGCTGACGGCGACCATTGGTGAGCCGACGATGGTGGTGCGCAGTGGCGGCATCAATGGTGCCGGTTCACCGAAGCGGCACTTCTACTGGCGCTTGTCCGATGGTCACACCGAGATTCAGCGCATCGTGGAGCTTCGCCATGTGCTCGCCCTGCGGTCTGGCGGTGACGTGCAGTTTGGCGTGGGCGACCACGGCGCTGCTCTCGGTCGAGCGCATCAGCCGATCCGCATTCCCGGCACCGTCCATAGCAAGGGCGGAGTCGTGTCAGAGGTGATCCTGGAGCAATACGACGACGCCGTCACCTATTCGCTCAGCGACATGGAGATCGCGATTCGCGCCATGCCTGCGGCACCCTGGTTGTCGGCAAGGGACCTTGACCGCGTTGACCGTCACGCAAATGGCAGCAGCATGCGGTCGCTGTTCGACACGTCCAGCGGCAAGGAGCTTGGTGCCGGTCAAGCGCTGCTCAACACCAAGATTCACAGTGGCACCGCAGATGGCGTCAGCCGATACGACGCATTCAATGCGGTCAGTGGTCACTACCTGCGCATCGCTCGGCTCGGCGAGATGACCGTCGATGATGCCTATGCAGCCCTGCGTGGCTGGGTGCTGGTCAACATGGTTCCACCGTGGCCCGACGAGCGCATCCGCAGTGAGTGGCGCAAGCTGCTGTCCAAGGATCAGCGTGAGCGTGGGCCGATCGTCAAGCAGACCGTTGCTCCTTCGCTGTTCAGCGCACAGTCCAGCCCAGATGCAGTTCGAGGCATTGCGGACCACGAGGTCGAGGAGGTCGATGAGATCGAGGTCATTGAAGGCGATGCCCAGGTCGTGGAGACGCATGTGGCGCATCGTGAATCGCCGCTGCTTCAGTGGGCCGGTCATCGGTGGGTCCAGGACCCTGCTCCAGAGCTGCCGTTCCTGGTGGCTGGGCTGATCTGCAAGGGTGAGCAGCACATGCTCGCAGCCGAAGGCGGTGCTGGAAAGAGCTACGCCATGATCGACCTCGCGATGCGCGTTGCCGCAAAGGGAGGCGATCCGACGCTGGAGCTTGAGTGGCTTGGCCAGCCCATCCTGGAAGGCGGCACCGTGGTGCTGATCCTGAACGAGGATTCGATGGTCACGGTGAATGGTCGCATGGTCAAGCTCAACAAGAATGGCCTGCTTCAGCGTGCCGGTGATCGTTTCATCCCACTGCCGATGTCCACGCTTGGCGGTGCTTTCACGTTGTCGGACGATGACGGCAACATGACCTCTCGGTGGGCGGAGATGTATGCCGCGCTGAAGCTCATCCCTGATCTGGCATTGGTGATCATGGACACGTTCAGCACGATGCTGCATGGTCCTGAAGTCGATTCGGTGATCGTGAATGAGATGATGCGGCAGGCCAACAGGCTGACCGGCGAAACCGGAGCCGCCATGCTGTGGCTGCATCACGTTCGGAAGCCGAGCGAGGACCCGGTGCGCAACGTCGAGGACATGAAGAACGCAGTGCGCGGCTCGACCGCCATCTTGGGGGCCATGCGGCTTTGCTTTGGGATGTGGAGAGCTGGCGACTGGGAGCGACGCTGCAAGGCGATGGGCATGAAGGCTGACCGCGATGCCATCTGGCGGTGTGCGGTCGTCAAAACGAATCTGGACGTGCCGCTGATCAGCGAGAAGACGCTCGTCAGGCGCGAAGGAAGGCTGCTGGACCTCTCCGATTCCGATCCCTACAACAGGGGCAACCACGACATTCGGGCTGCTTGGCTGGTCCTGGCTGTGAGGGAAGCCGCCAAGGCTGGCTTCCCCATGAGCAAGGGCGGGAAGAATGCCGCTGACGGCCTCTACGCCCGCAGGTCTGGCCTGCCGGAGGAGATCGGACGGCTTGGTCACCGCGAGTTGGCCAGCGCAGTCGAGCTGGCACTGGAGAAGAAGCTGATCGTCGCATGCTCGGCCAAGGGCGGGGCCAGTCCGAAGTGGCTGGACGTGCCGACGGGGACGTTTGCGACTCAGGTCGGCGGAGCTGACATGGAGAAGGGGGCCTGGACGCCGCCAGACTGGTCTGAATGGGTCTTTGACGGGGGCCAGGGCATCTGCGTCAAGGGCGGAAATGGCGCTCAGCACGTCCTGACCAGCTTGATGAGCAAGGCGCAATAGAATTTCCCCTTGTTGGGGCAAACCAAAACACGAACATGAATACGAACACGGACACGATGACGCAATACACCGGCACGAAAACACTCATGGCGAAGCCCATGACGAGAGGCGAATACAACGCCTTGCGCGAATGGAAGAGTATCCCAGGTGAAGACCAAGAGGCACCCGGCTATCTGGTGGAATACGAGGACAGGGGAACACCAAACCATGAGGACTTCAAGGGCTACATTTCCTGGTCACCGCAGGAGGTCTTTGAGAAGGTTTACTGGCCTTCGGCATCACCCGAGGATCGGGTGCGTCAGGAGGTCAAGGAACTGGTCAAGAAGGTCATTGCTTTGAGCCACTTCTTCACGACTGACGCCTTCAGGGAGCTGCCTGAAGGGCAGCGTGAATTGATGCGGAATCAGATCAGTTTGATGATGGAACTGGGGATGATTCTTCGCGCCAGATTGGACGCATGGAAGCTCACGGAGAGCTGAAATCGCATCCAAGAAAACGAGGACACGGGGCCAAAAGCTCCGTGTCCTTTTTTATGGTTGAAGCCAGTGAGCCTTGAGGACAAATTATCCGTCCTTATGAAAATCGAAGACATCAGCAGCGATCCAAATTATCTCTCTCACCTTTGCGCGCAGCTCCGCATGTTCTGTGCATCCAATCAGGTGATGCGAGGCGGTAAAAACACTCACATGGGCCTGTTTTGGCACATCAAAAATGGCAACAATCCACTCTCTCGTCCACTTGGGTGGAGGGCATGCGATGTCCTGGTGGACGAATGCGTTCGCCTTGGCTACCTCGTTTTGGAGCCGCTAAAAAACAAGCTCCGGTTGAACCCAACTTACAAGATTCCATCCGCCAATGACTTCCAAATCATGGAAAAACTAGCGGTCGATATTTACCTTTCTGGCGTTACAAATGGGCGGTTCTCGACCTCCATTTCAACCCGGGACGGGGTGGAAACAATGAGGAAATTGGTGGATTTCCTGGGCTTCCTTAAAAACCATAAAACGGCGGATTGATCGTTCGATTTCTGGATTTGAGGACACGGGCCCAGAGGGTTAAAATCCTGCTGGGCCCTTTGATTATCAAGCGTTCCACAAGTGTTCCATGAAAATAGGCCAGGGTGCTTTTTGTTATAATTACTAGAGCCCGGCCTAAAAAAATTAGGAATCGGAATTTACCCCTCTGAAACCACTGATTATCAATGGTTTCAGAAAATAGGACACGGGGACTATATAAAGAGAAGGAGGACTGGACTCCGTCCGTCCTATCAACTCTTCATCTCATCCTCTCCGAGGACTGCGGGGACTATCCGCTTCGCTGTCCCCTCGCCTCTGCAAGTCGATCTTCCGTTACATCTTTATGCGCGAAGATTGGGCTGGTGAGCAAAGGTGGTTGCGCAAAAAGAAAATGCGTTGAGGATGCGGCATGGGAATCGACAACAGACCAATGGTGGAAGAGCTGGCAGCAGAAATTGCGGCTGAGAAAAACATGCGCCGAAGCACGAAAAAACATGCGCCGAAGCACGGCAAGGCGACCACGCATCTCTGCGAGCGCAACGAGCGCGGCGTGATGTGGCCGACGCAGGCGATGAGTGCGCTGGAGCGGCAGTTTTTGAACTGCTGGCAGTATCACCACGGGCCAGACTTGGAACGGGAAACGGCTTTTGATCTGGAGGCGGGAGGCACGCGCCGCTGGCGTGCTGACTTTGTCCACCGTGAGAGCGGAACCCTGATTGAGATTGAGGGCGGCGCATGGAGCGGTGGACGGCACACGAGAGGAAAGGGATTCATCGAAGATGCGGAAAAGTATCTGCGGGCCTTCCAGCTCGGCTGGAATGTGCTTCGGCTAAGCTCAGGGCAGGTGAATCTTGCGGACGTGGGGCGGATTGTGGCAAAACTTCGCGGCGGGGAAGCTGGAAAGGCGGGAGCGCCGCAATGGTTGCAAAGTTTGCCATGAATTTCGCGCTTGAATGCGTCGCGAGGGTGACCATAGCGGAAAGGGGGGGGCGATGCGTTAAAACGGATTTAAAATGGCAGGAAAAGGGCACAAAAAAGCCGCAACTCGTGAGAGTTGCGGCTTATAGTGGGGCGGGCGGGTTGAGCGCTGGTTTATTGTTCGTCGTCTGGCCCAAGGATTAGAATCACTGTGGACTCGGTGGCACATGCCAGCCCAAAGGCGGGGTTGCGGCTGAACTCGTCTGTGATGTCGTTCCCGTCGTCGTCCTTTTCCGTTGAAAAGACGACGTGCCCGCCAAGCTCCGCCGCTTTATCTTGCCACTGTTTGCACCAGCGGTTCACCTGCTCTATCTCCTCATCTTCGAGGCCGGAGTCGTCCCCATTGTAGATGGAGCACAAGGCCCATGTCGGAACGTCGTCCTGATATTCTGCGAGTGTATTCATGATGGTCTGTGATGTCGGGGATTAGTGCCAAAGGATGATTGCGACTGATAACAGGGCGATTGTGCCGAGTATCCAAGCGCCTAACATGATCATCATTTCGGCAGGGGTATCGTGTGGACTCATGGGATTAAAGGGACTGAAAAGCGGTTATTATGAGGGCGGATAGAATGACAAGCAAGGCGAGCAAAGCGCGAGCGAGTCGGACTTTTGGGGAGGCGCGGCGCTTGTATGGCTTGAGGCGTGAAAGGATGGGAAGGATAGGGCGTAGGGGCGAGGGCATGGGGTGAAAGGGTAAATATTTACTGGCGTGCATAAATGACCATGGAACGTGTGGAACTGGGGAAGCAGGAAACCATTCTTTGCGCCTCGTGCTCCGTTAGGTTGCGTTGCAAAACTTGGCGGCGCTGTGAATGGCGCATGACTTTGATCACCTTGTATCTTTGGGCGGGTTGCGTTGTCATAAATTGAGGTGGTGATGGGTTAGAGACTGGAAACAAGCGCTTGAATGCGCTCAAGCTCGCGCCATGTGATGCGGTGGCATCCCGCTACCACGCCTTCCAAGTTGATGGAGTCAACGTGATAGCCGACTACCTGAAAGGTTGTGCCGTTACGGTGCCAGCCGTGTTCGCGATGCGAGAAAACAAAGGCGAGCGATGTTCTGGCCTCATCCATGGGGATGGTGATGCCCTTGGAAGTTTGCACTACGTTGGATTCTGGCCCTTGTAGGATGCGCAGATACGTTGCACCACCGGGGAGGCGGTAGGTCGGGACGTCCTCGCCTGCCAACCATTTGCGCAGGTTCTCGCGTGCCTCCTTTTCCTCCTGTTCCTGCTGTAGTTTCATTCGTGCCTCGCGCTCCGCTTGGCGCTTTGCTTGCTCCGCTTGCATGGCCTCAATGCCTTGAACGGTGCAAAGCATGCCGAGGCCGAATACGTCGCTTGTCTCTTGCGCGAGCGTAATCATGAAGAGGCATTCCGTTTCGTGCCTCTCAATCACGGATTTGCGCCGTGGATAATCGCGGCGGGTTTCCGTGGCGGTTTTATGCGCATGCAGCGCCGCTTGCATGAGGGCTTCAGCGAAGCTGCCGGGATTTGACACCTGATCAGAAGGGCCGCTGATGATGCGCATGAAGCCGGGGATTGCACGGCGCAAAAGGGTTTGATGCTTGCCGGTCGTGCGGGAATAATCCCGAGTGTTAAGGATCACGAGGTTGTGCTCAGGATAAAGGCAGGCGATGGAGGCAGCGTATGATTTATAGACGCGCCCTTCAAAGCTCATAGATGAGGGGGCACGACCATACGGGGCGCGTTGATGAATATAGATGTGGGGCAGTTCGGCGGAGGTATAAACGGTTTTCATTTGGTGTATTGGTGTTTGGTGTTGGTGTTGCGGGTGTTGATTATCCGCGAAGCCCGAAAGGGCTTTTCGTCCCGTAATCGGCGGGACTCATCAGGCGGTTTATTCAAAAATTAAAGCCGATTCGATGCCTTCGATGGATTCGAGGAATTCCAGCGCCTCGCGTGTGGCCTCGCCTGCGGCCTCTTCGAGCATGTAGGAGCGGCCCCCGCGTGTGTCCTCAAAGCCCCAACAGGATGCGTTCAACTTTTGCACTACTTCAAACACGCCATTCTCCCTCTCGTGCATGAGTTCGGCGGTAAAGCCGATGTATGACCATTCGTCATTACACCATCCACGCAGGAAATCAAAATCACGGCGGACGGCTTCTGCAATGATTTCCCCTCTTGTGAGTTCGCTGGCATCCGCTTTTTTGAGCCTCGCGACTAGCCCCGTGATTTCATCCGTTCCGAGTCCCCATCCGTCACGCTCGGCAATGCGGGCGGCTTCTGCGGCATCGTAGAAGCGATGTGCACCGCGATAAGAGTTTAAAATCCATTCCCCCGGCCTTTTGTCTCGTGTGCTCCAGTCTGAGACGGGGCCGTGACCCTCGTCCATATCCCATGGAGCCCCGGTGTTTTCGTCTGGGTGTATCAGGATGCGGATGGCATAGCCGTTGGCTAGCGTGTGCGTTTGCGTGTTGATGGTGTTCATGGTATGGGGGGGGGGGTGGGATGGTGGGGGGGGGGTTAAAGGGCGGCCAGAACTTTACTAGGGACTGGCATATCGTTTGCAACGTAGCGAGCGTGCACCTTGTATTTATGGCCACCGCTTTGCAGGGAGCGCCCAAAGCCGCGAAATGACAGCTTGATGTCTCCATGGGTGACGCCTCGCCAGCCCCAAACGTTGTTTCGGATGTCGGCGGGGACGTAGCAGTGACCAAAGCGGCGGGTTTGCAGGGCAAGGGTAATGAGTTTTTTTGCGTGTTCGGTGTTCATGGTATGGGATTGGATGGGTTAGAAGGTGAATCCGGTGAAACAAGGGCAGAAACCACGGCGAAAGATTTCACTGCTTGCGTCGCTCCATCGTGTGAGGCTGTAGGCCTTAGATGTTGCATCATAGTGACCGCGAACCCAGACGGCCGCGGTGTCGGATGCAATGAGGCGGACGAGTGCGCCGGGTTTGGTTTGGTTGATGGTGGTCTTTTTCATGGTGGTAGTGGGTTAAAAGTTCCAAGGCTTCGCGCCGTGCTGTTTTGCGATGGCGTTTGCCTCGCGTTTGCCCTTGACGGGGTAGATCGTGCCGTCCACAGGGCGGACTTGTGGCGTGATGCGGACGGTTGGCTGTTTGCCGGTGGTGTAATGTGCGTATAGCATGGTGGTGTGTGGGGGTGGGTTGTGCGGTGTCGCGACACTTATCTGGCGCATAACGCGCCACAAGTCAAGAGCAACCGGCTTTATCTTTGCAGAGGGGGCGCATAAAATCGTGTATGGAAGATACCAGAACGGGCGGAGGCATCGCATTCAATGAGGGTGCCGTAAGTAAAAATTCTAGCGATGGCCGATTCGTGGCAACTCAGAAGCTGACAGAAAAGCAGGAGGCTTTTTGCGTCGCCATCGTGGGCAATGGAGGCAATGCGGCACAAGCGGCTCTAACTGCGGGATACGCTAGCCGTCATAGCGCTTATGAGCTACAGGACTTGCCAAGCATCCAAGCCCGCATCAAGCAACTCCAAGGTAGGAGAATTTCTGGCTCCATGAGTAATAAAGCCCTAGACGTGCTTGATGACATCATGGGAAGCCCCGCATACCCGGCAGCGGCTAGGGTATCTGCTGCCAAAACAGTCCTAGAAATGGCAGGGCATGGCATCGTCGCGCAGGGCCAGCGCCTCCGCTACGGGCTGGACACTGAGAGCAAGGGGCTTGAGGAGATGTCCACTACTGAGCTTGAGGCATTCGTGAGCCGTCAAAGGGCGGCGCTTGACAGCCTTGAGGACGTATCGCGCTCAAATTCCGCCCCAGTCATTGAGCTAGAGCCTTGATACTCAATGCTTTACACTGCCCCGGTAGGGCAGTGAGGTTGACAAGGCCGAGGCATGGATGGTCTCGCGCATACACGCACGCGTGCGCATGCACGCGCATACGCGCACACGGGCGCATGCCCGCATACCTGCACCCGCGCACCCGCGAACCCGACCCCCGGCACGGGGGCCTGCGCGCGCGCCCGCGCTCTATATTACCCCCTCGTAGAAAGCCGCCATAGTTTGAAATCAATATGACGCAATTTGCGCGTTGACATTGTGGCATAACTCGCCACCGTGGCGACCTCTCCAAACAGGAGCCAAACATCAACGCCACTGCACCCATGAAAAACAAAGAAGGACTTCTCTACAATCTAGCTTCATCTCTGGCAATCACCTACACCGACATCCTGCACGGTCGAGACCCAGCCGTCATGCTCTGGGATGATCTTGAACCCCAGGAGCGCGATCACTGCATCGACGCCATGATCGAAGCCCTGCCACAAGCCATCGACCAAGAGCTGCCAGACTCCATCCCAACTCGCGCCCACCTCCGCAGCCACCTGAGCACCCAGATTCACGGCGGTGGGTCAGCATCCATCACTGGCTTCGACGACCTCTACGAGGACGTCCTCCTCAGCGTCAAGCTGGCCAAGACCTCCGGTGAGTTCGACGCCTTCTACCTCCAAAAAGAACTGGACGAAGCCAACCTGGAACTAGACGACGCCTGCGACAAAATCTCTTCGTTGGAGGAAGACCTTCGCCACATGACAAGCGAGCACGACTACCAACGCGGTCAACGCGAAGGAAACCGCGAATGGGCCATCAAAGCCGAAGAAAAGCTGATCAACGCCAACCAGCGCATTGCGGAGCTCGAAAGGGAATGCCAAGAAGACGGCGACGAAGAAAAAGAGCAATGGGAATCCACGCTCTACGCCTCGCAAGTCAAGCTCTCCCATGAGCGCGCTGTGAGCCAATCATGCAAAAACATCCTCGACCGCATTGCGGCAGTCTGCGGCGTCACCTATGGCGACGGCGACGAATTGGTCAAGACGATCGTCAAGGCACGGCAAGTCGGCGAAAAGCTGAAAGAAGAAGTAGCAGAGCTTACCAAGCGCAACGCGGACCAAGAATCCAAAATGCGCGAATTGAAGCTCGAAATCGAGGGCATCCTAGAGGAGTTCCAACTGCACTGCCCCACTGACGACGTGCTCGACATGGTGCGCTGCGCTTGCGAAGGCGGTCGCGATCTGATCAACCGCAACAAGTTCCTGGAGGACTCAATCTATGTGGACTCAATCTATGTCGGCGCACGCAAAGAAGTGTGCGATGAGGAATACACTCCGGCTCCTCCACGCGAGGAATTTCCACGGACATACAAAGGCTCCGACCAGTCATCGGTATGGCCTGTGTGCGTCACCATCATCGTCTGCACCATGGTGCCTTTTACGGCTTGGTTCTTCGGTGAACTCATCAAAGCATGACTTGACTTGCGCTCATGGGCACCATCCATTAAGTTACCAGAACCCATGAGCGCAGTCCCCCCAATTTACCAACCAGCCACCAACTTCGCAACGGAGGCCAGCCAACCAATTACGGTGGCTGGCCTTCCTGGTGCGGAGATGGATGCAGAATTCACCGGCATCCAGGCAACCCTCGGAGCCGTCCGATCCCGCCTCTCCGAGATTCAGCGTGACGACGGACTCATGCGGAACGGAGTCGTCGGAATTGATGCCCTCTCCAGTGCCGCTATCCAAGCCCTCGGAAGCAACGCTCTCAACCCACGGGGAGAATGGGCTGCAAACCGGGCCTACGCAGTCGGTGACGTCTTCAGTCGCGTCCAAGAGACTCGACTCGTCAAGACCGCCTACACCTCCGGTGCCACCTACAACCTCGGCAGCATCGACACCAACAACACGTCGGTCCTGGGCATGCCTCCTGACGTGGGTCAGGTGACGCGCAAAACCTTCAACGGAAACGGTTCCACCACCGTATTCACCCTGGACGTCGCACCCGTTTACGACACCAACATCCGCGTTTTTGTCAACGGTCTTTTTACGCTGGCAGGCACCGACTGGACGCTCAGCGGCACGACTCTCACGTTCACCTCTGCTCCAGCAGTGGGCACCAACAACATTGTGACCGAGGTGGGACAAGTGTCTTCGGTGGATTTGGCAGTGCTCCCTGGCTCTAGCGTGAACACTGTTCAGCTTGCCAACCTTGCCGTCACGACGGCCAAGATCGCAGATGCCAACGTCACAACTGGCAAAATTGCAGACGCCGCAATCAATTCGGCAAAGATCGCCAATAATGCTGTCACTGCGGCAAAGTTTCCTGACGCAAGCATCACGACTGCCAAAATTGCCAACGGGGCCATCACTTCTGAAAAGATTGCGACTGCTGGCGTAGCGACGTCCAATATTCAGAACAATGCGATCAATAGTGACAAGATTGCAGATAACGCTGTCGCATCTGGTAAAATACCCAACGGTGCAATCACTGGGGCAAAGATTGAAGACTTAGCAATCACTGAGGAAAAAATTGCGGACGGAAGCATAACCAATGCAAAATTGAGTTCTTTTGCTGTCAACACTGATCAGCTTGAAGTCAATTCAGTGACGTCCATTAAGATTGCAGACGGAGCCGTCATTGGAGCCAAGATTTTAGATGGCACCATTACCGGGGCAAAGCTCAACGGTGCTCAAACCGGTGTCGCGCCAGTGTTCGGCGCTCGCGCCTGGGTTTCATTTGCTGGTCTCTCTACCGCTGAAAATAGAACTGCAACGTATGTGCAGAATAACACATTGACTGTTACCGTGACCCTGACAAATCACGGCTTTCGAGCTGGAGATTGGTTTTCTTGTGCTGTTACCAGCGGGGCTGTTGCAACCAACAGCTATCAAGTGACACAAGCGTTTCAACCTAACGTGTTTACTTTTGCAGTCCCTTCTGCCGTGACCACTTCTGGCAGCATGACCATTCGCCAAAGCACCATACTAGGGTCTGGCAATGTTTATAGGGTCAGTGGAATCAATGGCTATTTTCTCATCAACTTCACCACGCCGTTGCCAACAGCCAACTATGCAATGATGGGAAGCTGCACTGCTTATGATGGAACCACCGTCAGAAGCGGAGTTGCCATTAGGGCAAGCGGTGGAGCTAACACCAATTGGGGGAGCCCAGCTCAACTAAAAACAACTGGCGCAATACAGATCGTGGCTGGTGACACAAGCACAGGAAGTCTTACCACTAGCCCAAATGAGGTAAATTTGGTATTCTTCGGATGAGCAAACCCAGAGACGAGCGTGATGAGATCGGTCGCCAGATCAAGGCGGCTGAACGCCTCCTAGCCGCAAAGCAGGCCAAGGACAGCCTCATCACGTTCACTCGTCTCATGATGCCTTCGCCCTCTGACCCCGAGGACGCATCGCAATCTCGCTACGTCGCAGCCCTGCATCACCAGAAGATCGCAGCAGCCCTGGAGGAGGTTGAGCGCGGCAACATTCAACGCCTCATCATCGCAGTTCCACCGCGTCACGGAAAGTCCCAGCTCAGCTCCAAAGCCTTCCCGGCTTGGTTCATGGGTCGTGATCCATACCGTCAGGTCATCGTCGCGTCCTATTCCTCCACGATGGCAGAGGATTTTGGCAAAGAAGTGCGGGCCTACATGCAAACACCGGCATTCTCGCAGGTTTTCCCCGACTGCAAGCTCAAGAAGGGCGGCGAGGCATCAGACCGACTCCAGACCGAGGATGGCGGCATTGCCGCTTTCGTTGGCGCTGGCGGTGCCCTGACTGGTCGCGGTGCCAATCTCTTGATCATTGACGACCCCATCAAGGACCGCGCTGACGCTGACAGCACGACCATGCGTGACAACCTGTGGGAGTGGTTTACCTCGACCGCCATGACGCGACTCATGAGCGACAAGCAAAGCTCCATGGGTCGCGTGGTCATCATCATGACGCGCTGGCACGAAGATGACATCGTTGGTCGCCTGACCGACCGCAGCAACAAGCACTACTCCGAGCAGGAGGCGGCAAGCTGGAAGATGCTTCATCTTCCTGCCATTGCTACCGAGGACAATGACGTCATGGGGCGCAAGCTTGGTGAGCCGCTTTGGCCAGAGCGAATTGGCATTGAATTCCTGAATTCACAGAAGCGCCTGTCTGCCAAAAACTTCGCGTCCCTGTATCAGGGATCGCCCAACCCAGAAGACGGCGAGTTCTTCAAGAAGGAATACATCATCGGCTACCGTCCAGACGAGCTTCCAAAAAACCTCAGGCGATACATTTCCTCGGATCACGCCGTATCAACCAAGCAAACGGCGGACAAAACGTGCCTCCTGCCGGGACTCCTGGACGAAGACGACGTTCTGTGGATTTCACCAGACGCATGGTGGAGACGCGGTGACTCCGCGCAGGTAGTAGAGGCCATGCTTCAGCTCATGAAGGTGCATAAGCCGCTGACTTGGTGGGCAGAACGCGGTCACATCTCCCAGTCCATCGGACCATTCCTGCGGCAACGCATGATGGAGGAGTCGGTGTATTGCGCGATTGAGGAAAAGACGCCGGTCAAGGACAAAATGACCCGTGCCCAGTCCATCCAAGGTCGAATGTCCATGGGAAAAGTGCGTTTTCCCACGTTCGCCCCTTGGTGGGATGAGGCAGAAGCCGAGCTTTTGAAGTTCCCATCGGGCAAAAATGACGACTTTGTCGATGCCTTGGCGTGGCTGGGGCTCGGCCTCTCCACAATGGTGGCACCAAGCGCAATCAAGCCAAAAAGGGAGGACATGCACCCACCTGGGAGCATGGAGTGGATTCTCCGCCAGACATCCATGCAAATGGCCACCGCAAAACGCGCCAACACTGCCGGTTGGTAGTAGTCAAACGCAGACAGATACCACATTTCAGGTTACAATCCCAGACATCTCATGCTACTCGAAGACCCAAACCAAGCCTTCCCTGACCAGGGCAATTTCATTTCCACCCAGAACGGGTCAAACATCGAGATGCCCCATGCGCCCATTGCGGCAGACGACGGCACAATCTCTAGCGTCGTGCGCACGGTGCCAGAATTGCACCCAGCCCGCGCCCAATTGGTCAAGCAGTGGCAGGAAAAAATCAGCTCGGCCAAGAACTATTGGGCCGGTGACTTCAAGCGCATGCGTGACAACATGAGCTTTGCAGGTGGCGACCAGTGGCCTGGAGACGGCGACTACTACATCGCCAACATCACGCAACGCCACCTCCAGCAGCGCACAGCGGCGCTCTACGCCAAGAACCCACAGGTCGTGTGCAAGAAGCGCAAGCGCATGGAATTTGCCATCTGGGATGGAACCTTCCAGACGCTCACCGTGATGCAGCAGCAGCTCGCCATGATGCGCCAGACCGGCATCGTGAACCCACAGACGATGGCATTCATTGAGGACTTCATGCAAGGATCGCAGAAGCGGCAGCAGATGGACAAGATTTCCAAGACTTTGGAGCTGCTTTTCAGCCACACCCTGGACAACCAGATGCCCCCGTTCAAGCTGAACATGAAGCAGCTCGTTCGTCGCACCCTCACAACCGGCGTGGGCTATGTAAAGCTGGGCTTCAAGCGTGAGCTTGAGAAGCGACCAGAAGACGTGGCACAGGTCAATGTGCTTACCGATGCCGTCAAGGCCGCAGAGCGAGTCATGGCCGACCGCGAAGACGACCAAATCACCGACGACTCATCCGAGCTCGAAGTGCTGCGTCAGCAGCTTGACACTGCCAAATCTGGCATGCGCGACATGGTCACGTTTGAGGGCCTGACCTTCGACTTCCCACGCTCCACGTCCATCATCGTTGACCCTGCTTGCACCACCTTGCGCACCTTCAGCGGTGCCAAGTGGATCGCCCATGAGTTCATCCTCACACGCGATGACATCCAGGAAATCTACAACGTCGATGTCAAGTCGGCTCAGTCGGTCGATGGCATCACCGAGGTCAAACCCACGGACTCCAACGGCTTCGTCGTGTGGGAGATTTACGAGAAGAAGACCGGCCACGTCTTCACCGTGATGCAGGGCTACCAGGATTACCTGCGTGAGCCAGAGGCCCCAGACTTCTACCTCGAAAGGTTCTGGCCATTTTTCCCAGTCTGCTTCAACGAACTTGAAGCTGACGGCAGCAAGAAGAACAGCATCTTCCCGATCAGCGATGTCGAGCTTCTGAAGCCCATTCAGAAGGAATACAATCGCGCTCGCGAAGCGCTGCGACGTCACCGCATGGCGAACCGCCCACGCCACGCTACGCCCGCAGGTGCCCTATCCGACACCGACAAGGACAACCTCATGGCGGCTGACGGCAACACTACGATCGAGCTTCAGGGCCTCCAGTCCAATGAGGACATTCGGGCCAAGCTCATGCCGATCCCGACCATCCCGCTTGATCCGCAGGTCTATAACACCGACCTGCTGTTCCAGGACCTTCTGCGCACCGCTGGTGCTCAGGAGGCCAATCTGGGTGGCACAGGCGGTGGCACCGCCACCGAGAGCAGCATTGCTGAAAGCAGCCGCATGAGCAGCCTGTCGTCCAACGTCGATGACCTGGACGATCTTCTCACCGAGCTGGCCAAAGCAGGCGGTCAAGTGCTGCTGCTGGAGATGAGCCAGGAGACAGTCAAGGAGATCGTTGGCCCAGGTGCCCTCTGGCCCGAGATGGACCGCGAGCAGGTCGCCAAGGAGATCGGCCTGGAGATTCGCGCTGGCAGCTCTGGTCGCCCGAACAAGGCGATGGAAATCCAGAACTTTGAGCGGATTATGCCGACCATGATCCAGATTCCAGGCATCAATCCCGAGTGGGTCGCCCGCGAAGCGGTCCGCCGCCTGGACGACGGCATTGAGTTCGAGGACGCATGGATTGGCAACGTGCCGTCTTTGATCGCCCAGAACGCCCAGGCTCAGCCGCAGCCCGGTGACCCCAACAGTCAGCCGACTGCGCAGGGGAATAAAGGTGGACAAAATGCCCCGTCTGCCGCAGGATCGCAATCTGGCGGACCACCGCAATTAGCACCAAATCAAGCACCATAATGACATTGTTTCCTGATTCAGATGAGCCACCACCAGTCCAGCGGTCAAAAGTGGAACAGCTAAGGGATCGCATCCTGAACCTTGTGGCTATGCACAAGGAGTCCGACAGCCTTGAAGAAGGCGAGTGCCATGCCGCCTTTGTCATGGCGCTCAAGGGCTTGGATGCTAGATTGGAAGAGGATGAAATTGCCGCTTGGGTGATACCTCCGAGAACCGGTCAATACGAGGGTCCAGCTTTGAGCGCATAATGCACCTATAGTGCATTACTGATTGCGTCACTCATTGCGACAACCTTGGCGATGAGTGACATTACTCAATGGCCACACCCATACCATCCCTAACATCCAACTCCGAAGAGGCCCAGGTGCTTTCTGCGGATTCTCCAGTCGAGCAGGCAATCAACGAAGTGACACCGGTCGAAGTGCCGGTGGTTACCGAAGCCACCAAGCACGAAGAATTGCTTCGCGGCGTTGATGACGTTCTCAAAAAGAGCGCCGATGCAACTCCGGTCACCAAGACTGACGACACTGTTGTCACTAAAGCAGATGAAGTCGTAACCCCAACTGGCGACCAGCCAGTGGCCAAGGTTGATGATAAGCCATCCATTGATCCGTCTCTCCTGACCGACGTTGACAAGGAAGATGACAAGCTAGAATTCAAGGATCACCCTCGCTTCGTAGCGCTTCGCCAAGAGGCATTGCAATCACGGGCATCCGCACGGGCATTTGAGGCTCAGGTGCAGCCTCTGCGCGAAAGCGCCGAGAAGCTGTCGGCCATCAGCGGTTTCGTGAATGGCAACGGCATTTCAGAGGACGAGTTCGTTGAGGGCCTGGAGATCATGGCTGCTCTCAAGAACGATCCCCTCAAAGCCGCCAAGCTCCTCGCTCCGCACATTTCCCACCTTGGCAAGTTTACCGGCGAGGGAGAGCTGCCAAAGGAGCTTCAGGATCGCGTGTCTGACGGCGAGCTTTCTGAAGCTGCCGCACGCGAGATCGTCCGCGCACGAACCGAAGCTAGCATTGCTCAGACGCAAGCTCATCGCGTGACGAGCGCACAGCAGCAAGAGATTGCCCAGCGCAATCTCGTCGAGGCTGGTCACGCAGTCTCCGCATGGGAGGCAAACATTTCCAGGACTGACGTGGACTATGCCAAGAAGCAGCCACTCGTCATTCGCCTCATTCAGGCAGAGGCGGCTCTCCGTCCTCCGCGTAATCCAACGGAAGCAATCGCTCTAGCTCAGCGCTGCTACACCGACATCAGCAAGAATTTCGTCACACAAGTGACGAAGACCGCGACGAAACCCACCCCGAGCACTGTTAACGGGTCGCAAGCCCGCAATCCAGTGCTTCCGAAGCCTAAGTCACTCCTTGATGGGGTGGGTCAGGTTCTCGCGGGAATCCGTGGCTAATAAGTCGAACCGCAAACACCAAAACAACCCGACCCCTACTAGCCACCTATGGCCTTTACTAACGACGAAATGAACGCAGTGCTGAACTACGTTCTCAACTACCACATCCGTGGCGATGCTCTCGCCCAGACCATCCAGGACAAGCCGCTTCTGAAGGCCATGAAGGCCAAGATGAAGACCTTCCCTGGCGGTAAGGGCAAGATTGACGGCCCCGTCAAAGGCGAGTTCTTGAACAGCAACGGTGCTTTCTTCAAGGGCTTCAAGTTTGACGACACCGTCACCTTCCAGAACCCACGCGCCGTTCTCCGCCCGTCCTACGACTGGTGTCAGATTCATGGTGGTATCACCGTGACCTTTACCGAGCTCATGCAGGGCGGCATCAAGGTCACCGATACCAACCTCGGCAGCGGCACCTCCAACTTCTCCGACGCGGAGAAGGTTCAGCTCACGAACCTCCTGGACGAAAAGGTCATGGACCTTACCGAGTCCTGGAGCCGCAAGATGAACGAGGCCCTCTGGAATGACGGCACGCAGGATGACGGGAAGCAGTTCCCAGGCATCACCGCCTACATCCAGGCATCCAACACCGGCGTGACCACTGGTGGCCTTGCCCGCAACACCTACGCATGGTGGCGCAATCGGGCTGTGACCGGCATGAACACCGCCACAAGCCAGATCGTCAGCTCCACGCTGCGCACCGAAATTCGCCAGCTCCGCCGCTACGGTGGCAAGCCCACCCTCTGGCTTGCTGGCTCGAAGTTCCTGGAAGCCCTGGAAAAGGAGATCACGGAGAAATCCACGATCTTCGTCACCAACGGCAACCAGAGCGGCGCTCGCAAGATCGGGAACTACAGCATCGAGCTGCCCGGTATCGGCACCATCGAATACGATCCAACCCTGGACGACCTGGGAACGATCAAGGGAGACGGCGTGGACTACTCCAAGCGTCTCTACGCTATCGACGTGGATCAGGGCTTCCAGCTCTGGGCTGTCGATGGTGAGGCTGAGCGTATCCACACTCCCGCTCGCCCAGAAAACAAGATGGCCATGTATCGCTCGCTTACCTTCGCAGGTGGCACCGCTGCATTCCGCCTGAATGGCCAGGGTGTGTATTCCATCGCGTAAGCGACAACCCTGGAGCTCCGCATCAGCCCACCCTCGGAAACGGGGGTGGGCTTTTGAGGTGCCGGGTAACCCCGATAAACATCATCACCAATCCACACTATCCACATGCAAATCTGCGACATCTTACTTCGCATCTCGCCATCAGAATCCAGCAACACGACCATCATTCGCCAAAATGTGACACCGGCAGAGATCGCGGTCCTGCGTCACATGAAGGGTCCAAATTGCGTCAGCTTTAACGGCAACCTTCGTGAGATTCAGCGCGGCTCAGCCACCGAAGGTCAGCGCCTGCAATCGGTTCACGGCAGCGCATTCACAGAGTTGTTCCCTGGCATGTCACCAACCTTGCCGCTCTTCTTTGAGCAGGTTGAGTTCGACATCAGCCACATCCCCAACGGCGATCCCTATGTTCCAGCTCCAGACGAAGCGCCGATCTTGGAGGAGGCCATCGTTGACACCATCTCTCCAGACTTGGCGGTCGCTGAACCCGTCAAGCACAAGGCATCCAAGCGCAACGCCAAGCAGCGCGAAACCTTCGCATAAGCCACCATGAGAACGAAAACCCTTGACGAAATGGTAGTAATGCTTCGTGCTGAGTGCGGAGAAAGCACGAACGCCAGCATGGGAATCAACTCCGTTGAGGGTCTTCAACAGGTCATTCGTCGCACCCAGGAAACTCTTTACGATGAGTTCGATTGGCCACAGTTGGTCATTGACACTGACGAGTCTTTGCTGCCGTCTCAAAACACCTACACCATGAACGATGCCATCGACCCGATGCGCATCTTCAAGGTGTGGGTGAAGGACAGCGGCACCTGGGTCGAGATGGAATACGGCATCACGCCGGTTGACTACAATGGCTCGGACCCAGAGGAGGGCGAGTCGGAAACTGTTCCAACTAAGTGGCAGTTTCGCGACGAGAACCAATTCGAGGTGTGGCCTGTTCCAGGCATTGCTGGCACCATGCGGTTCCGCCACATTCGCACGTTGAAACCACTGCTTGCTGGCACGGATCGCAGCACGCTTGACGCCAACCTGATCGTGTTGTTTTGCGCTGCTGAACGTCTTGCAACCAAGAAGGATCAGAGCGCACCAATCAAGCTGCAAGCTGCTCAGCGCAAACTGGCATCCATTCGCAACCTGAGCACCCAGAAGAAGGTGTTTAGCACATACCAACCAATACCCACAGGAGAAAAACTTCCAGAAAATTGGGAGGTCAGGGTTCCACGCACAGCATAGCATGCCATACATCCACGTCACCAGTTTCAAGGAGGGCCTGGACTCTCGACGCGCACCATTGACAACCACTCAGGGCAGCATGCTTGTGGCTGAAAATGGTCACATCACGCGAGGTGGAGAGTTCGAGAAGCGCAAAGCATTCGTTCCAACATTTCAGCTTCCATCTGGCAGCTTTGGACTGCATGCAACCAGTTCAAGGCTTTACACTTTTGGCAGCTCATCTCTTGCGGGTCCGATGCCGCTTGGGGTAACATATCAGCAATTGATTCCTCCTCCAAGTGGTGGTTTATATCCATCAATGACTGAAGTGATTTCAACTGAGAGCTTCAACGGCTTGCCGTATGTTGTCGCTAGGTATAGCAATGGTAACGTGTATCATTTTTACAATGGAACAAGGGTGACAGACTGGGATGATATTGCTCCAAATATTACCAGCTTGGCTACCCTTTGCTCGTCAATGGCCACATTGATCGACGCAGACCCCGAAGTGTCAGCGGCATACTCAGCCGTTGGATCGCTTCAAGTTATCACCATCACTGGAAATACTAATAATGATGATTATTCTATCAGCGCAGTGGTAACAAACGATTTTTTTGGAGTGCTTGGGGTTTACTTGGAAATAGTAGTTACTCAAACCGCAACACCATCCAGGGTTAAAATTGTTGAATTAAGATTTGGGTTGACCGCCGTTGGGTATGATGTGAATGACCGAATTACTGTTACCATCAGTGGTCGTCAATACACGCTTACGGGTGCTGCCAGCGGCACTGGTGGCCCCTTGCTTACTTATCGCGGCAAACTTTACACTGGACTTCAATCGTTGCTTTATTTTAGCAATATCAACAATCCAACAGATTGGTCGAGAGAGGGAGCTGGATTCATCAATATCAGCAATCAGACTGGCGGCGGAGAAACATTGACTGGATTGGCACCATACCAATCGTTCATTGCGGTCATGTCTCGCCGCACCACTCAGATTTGGTCAGTTGACCCAGACCCAACGCTAAACCGGCTGGTTCAGATTCTCTCAAATGTAGGAACGATTGCTCCGCGTAGCGCCATCGGCTTTAGCGAGATCGACGTTTTCTTTCTCAGTGACAGCGGCATTCGCTCACTGCGAGCCAGAGATAGTTCAAACTCTGCCATCTCCTATGACGTTGGCACATCCATTGACACCCTGGTGACTCGCCAGATGCGCAATACGGACGAGCAATCAATTCTCAGGAGCTGTGGGGCACTTGAGCCTGTTGATGGAAGATACATGTTGGCGATTGGCAATACCATCTTTGTGTATTCGCATTTCCCCTCAAGTGGCATTAGCGCCTGGAGCACCTACAAAACCGGGTTCAACGTCGAGTGGTTTGCCACGCAAGCCAACAAGCTGTTTGCCCGTAGCGGCAACACGATCTACACCTACGGTGGCAACGACGGCCAGCAATATGATGACTGCGAGGTCAGCGTTGACCTGTCACTGCTCGACGCTGGAAGGCCACCGCAGAAAAAGACCTGGACGTCACTTGACATGATTGCCGATGGCACATGGAAGATTGAGGCAAATTTTGAACCAAAGACTTCCAATTTTGATCTGCTCGGGTATATTACCGACCAGAACGTCAGCACTCCTTCGTTTGCCATGAACGGGGAGGGGACCCACCTCTCACTTAAATTTCGTCATCAATCCAGTGAATACGCCAGACTCTCTGCCGCTATCTGCCACTTCCGAGGCGGTGATTCCGACTAGGATGTTGCTGGAGGACATTGAGCCGGTGGGACTCGCGCATGTTGTTCACAACATGCGCGAGTCAGATGTGCATGAGATTTTTGCGACCACTAACGCGTCGAGTGCGCAGGAATATGTGGACGAGATGATGATGCTGAAAAGGGCTGGTTTGTGCGGTTGGATCGCCAGCCATAACGGTGTGCCAATTGCAGCCCTTGGCATCATGCCCATGTGGCACAACGTCGTCAACGTGTGGATGTTTGCCACAGATGACTTTCCAAAGATTGCGCTGCAACTGACGCGCTTTGTTCGTCGCAACATGGTTCCAGCCTTAGTGTCTGGCGGCATCCATCGTGCGCAATGCTTTTCAATGAATGGCCATGTGGTGGCCCAACGCTGGCTCGAAATCCTCGGAGCCAAGCGAGAAGGAGTTGCCAAAGGTTTTGGCAGCGGCGGAGAGGACTTCACCCTATACTCTTGGACCTTATAAATTATGTGCGGCGGCGGCGGATCAGCAGCAAGAGACTCAGCTCGCGAAAGCGAGCGTCAGTTCAATTTTCAAATGGAGCAGCAAAAACTCGCTGAACAGCGAGAGGCGCAGCGCCAGCAAAAACTCAAAGAGGGCACGGCCAAGGTGAATTCCTTGTATGACCAATACACCCCGTCCTACTTCGACAACATCAGGAACAACTACGTCACACAATATGCGAATCCGCAGATTGCCCAGCAGGAACAACGCGATGCCATGAAGGCACGCTTTGGCCTTGCTCGCAGCGGCATTCTTCAATCTAGCGCAGCAGCCAAAGAGTTGGCAGACATCTCCCAGGTGTATGGCCAAACTCGCCTGGACGCAGCAAGTCGTGGTCAGCAAATGGCCGAGAACCGACGCGCTGACATCGAAAACAATCGACGGTCCACTCTGAATGCACTCCAGGCATCCGAGAACCCAGAGATCGCAGTAGCAAATGCCACACGCTCCCAGGACTCATTTACCGTGTCTCCTGCTGCTGTCGCCATCACTGACCTTCTTGGCAACGCTGCCAACATGGCTCGACGCGACTACATGGCTGCGCAGGCCGGAGGCAACAGCGGCGGCATCTTTTCCCCATTCTTTGGTCGAAACCAGGGAGGCCAAGCAGGTGGCCAAGGAACAACCAGAGTTCAACAATCCTAACCAGCCATGTGTGACTTCGGAGCATCCGCTTACATCGCGCTAGCTGCGGCAGGCGCTGCCGCCGCAAGTAATGCCATTGCGACAAACCAGAGCAACAAGGCGCAAAGCGCAGCCGTTGCCGCCGAGTCGCAGAGACAGCAACGCCTTCAGTTTCAGCAGCAGCAATACATCACTCAGCAGGAAGCTGAGAAGGAACAGGCTCGTCAAATGTTCCAAAGCCTCACACCTGAAATCAGCCAGGAGCGCATGCAGCAGCGCGAGGCCGAAACTGGCACGATGCTTGGTAACACCTACGTTGAATCTGCCGCGCCATCTTACGGCTCCGATCCAACTCGCGTTGGAGACTCGGTCAGCACAGTTGGAACCCCAACCCAAATGGGGGTTGGCGCTCCCAAGGCACTTGATTCAGCTTTCTCACGGGAGCTTGCCAGGGTGCTCGGATTCAACACGCAGCAGGCCAATGCTCGCGCCAATATGGACGCTCTTGGCATTGCGCAGAACCGCACCAATCAGGCGCTCCAACGCGGCACCGAAGGCATCGGTCTGCAAGGGCAATTCATCTCTGGACTCGGTCGTAATGTCCAAGGGATCGGCTCGCTCATGGACGCATCCAGCCGTGATGCGGAGGCCCAAATTAAAGGTGCGGCAACCAAGGGCGAAAACTGGAGAACAGCCGCCCAAATCTTTGACCTCATTGGCGCTGGCGCATCATTGGCTGGTGGTGGTGGCAAAAAAGGAGGCGGCAAGGGAAGCAGCGGCGGCGGAGGAGCTACCGCATCCGCAGCACCAATCAAATAAATATTATGCCAGACTACACACAAGATTACATTGCGCGAGGTATTGGGGGAATCACCAACGCCCTCAAAGATGCCATGGACCCGCGCACGCAGATCGCCCTTCAGGCGGCACGTCGCGATGCCGAATTGCATCCGCTTCGACAGCAAAAATACCAATCAGACATTGATTTGAGCGGCGCTCGGGCTTTAACTGAGGGCGAAAGGATGGAGCTCTACAAGGCGCAAGCCGGTGATCAAACCATGCGCACTCGTTTTCGAGGCATGCTAGGCGGCGAAGCTGTGCCGCAGTATTTGCCTGATGTATCACCATTGATTGACAATGCCACCGCTAACTTCAAGGCGGCAGCTCAGTCTTATCCTGGTGCCGCTGCCCATCTTGGCCTAAATCTTGCCGCCCCAACACCAGCGCCAGGAGCAATGGCTGCGGACGGCTATCAGCAACCCAATGACTTGCTGCCACCTCTCAATGGTCCCGCGCCATTCCCAAGCAATTACAACTACCAGGAATTGGCAAGGATTGCGGCGGCTACTGCGGATAACCCCAATGCACCTGATTTGATAGAAGCGCTGGCAAGGGCGCAAGCATTGGGTGGTAGCGGCCCCATGACCGAAGATCAAGCGCGCCGCATAGCGCTTGCCCAAGGCTTGCTACCCAATGTGAACACCGCTGTCACGCCCCAGACTCAAACAGACATTCTGAGCGCCAAGTATGCCAACGCTATGGCGTTGGGAGATGCCAAAAATCAAACAACTCTTGCGGTGGGAGACGCAAGAAATAAAACCACTATTGCGGCAGCGATGATGAAAGGAGCCAATGGTGGAAACGTGAATTTCAGCGAGGGGCAGAAAATGCAAGAAGCCGCACAGCAAACGGTCGATCAATTATATGGCATTGAGCGCGACGAAGCTGGCAACGTAACGAACAGGGATCAAGCGATTGTGGCCCAAGCTGAAGCACTTACACGTCGCACAAGGCAATACATTCAATATCAGCAAATGGACCCCATTGGGGCCAGGGCACAGGCGCAGAAAGACCTGTTTGGTTCGGCGGACCGGGGCAACCCAGCTTACTACAATCAGCCTTCCACCAGTATGCTGCCGAGCTTGTTGGGCGGTCGCGATCAATACTTTAGCGCGAAGAACGTCAACCAAGACGCTACGGGTGATGTGGACCGAACTGGCTCAGCCGACCTGAACGGACCAAGCACTTCCCGTGATGCCATGTTCGGCGAAAAGCTCGGGGTTGCCGGTCAACAGCAGCCCGCTGTGCTCCCGCCGATGCTTCCAGGTTTGGCAAGAAATCCGACTAATGAGTTTGCCCTGAGGCCGAGCAATAAAGAGGTGGAACAGCGCAAAAAGGACCAATCTGAAATGGCTGATCTTCAAGCGCAGGTGGCTCAAATTGAAACAAGCGTCAGGGCTGGAAAGGTAAAGCCTGGGCTTATGGAGTTCCAATGGAGTGACGAGCCAATGCCAAATCAAACCATTGACCTTAATAGCAACCCTGACGCTCGCAACAAGCTGATTGTGAAGCGAAAGAACCTGCTGGATAAGATCAACGCCCTGCAAAGTAAGATTGGCATCGCGCCCTCAATGGGCGATATTCAGAGTCTTTACGCTCCATAATGAATCTCTCCGACCAAGACCTTGACAGGGCACTCCTCAATGCTCACACAGCAGGTGACCGCGCTGCCGCTACAGCCTTTGCCCAAGAGCGCCGCAAGCGTCAGGCTTCCCCACTAGGGGCAGAACTAGCTGCCTCCATGCGAGTCCCTGAACCACAGGGCTTCATGGAGGACAGCGGCATCAACGCCTTTGGTCGCGCTGTTCGCGAAAACATTGGTGGTGCTGCCGGTGCTGCCGCTGGTAGTGCTGCTGGCCTCAAGGGTGGCTTGGCCTTTGGTAATCTGCTGCCATTGCCTCCAGGCATTGGTGCAGCAGTTGGCGGTGGCATCGGGGCCATTGGTGGTGGCTTTGCCGGTGCCATGTTTGGCGGTCAGGCGCAACAAGCGGTGTATCCCACCAGCGAAGACACGCGGAGGATTCTGGAGGCTGACGCACAGAAGTCTCCAGTCATGAGCACGGCTGGAAATCTCTTGCCATACTTGGCAACCTTGAAAATTTCACCGGGCAACCTTGGCACGGCTTTCACAAAGATCACGCCGCAGATGACTGCGGCTGAGACCAGCGCTATCGTTGGTAATCGCGTTGGCACCGCCCTTGGCGCTGGCCTTGGCGGCATCAGTGAGGTGGCGGTTCCAATGATCAGAGGTCAAGAAGTAAGTCCAGAAAGAGTTCTTCTTGGCGCTGCGGCGGGTGGCTTGTTTACTGAGCCAAATAAAGTTGGTAGGTTCCTTGGATTCCCCACTTCCCCTACGCTACGGCAGGTTCAAGCTGGCCAAATAGCAGCGTCAATGCCAACGCCGGACGTCGCTGCGACAGGGATTCCAACGCAGGCATCACCGCAACCAAACCCGATTGCTCCAGGGGTAGCCGTCAACACGGAGACCGGCATGGTGCAGATGTCTCCAGAAATCAACGTGGATCAGGTAATCGGACCACGCGCAGTTGGATTCCCAGAAGCCGGAGTCGTGCCGGTGGACGACATATCCATGTTCTTCCGGCCACCCGTAGCCATTGACACACCAGCACCATTGGCATTGCCAGAGAATGCCACAAGCGGCATGCCGACGCCGCCAGCATTGCCAGAGTCTTCGCCCAATAGCATGCGGGCCAGAATGGGCCAAGAACAGGCCGTTGAAATGCAGCAGCAGATCGAGCGGCTCCAGGCTCGCCGTGATGACATGGTTGCTCGCAAGGCTGACCCCAAAGCCATCAAGCAAATCGAGAAGCAGCTCAAGGCTCGCGAGCAGGCCATGATGAGATTGGAGTTTGACTCAACCATCATTGCGCCACCAGTGGAGCAGGCCCCTCGTTCCATCGTGGAAAGGAATGCGATGGCGACACCGCCGCAATCGCGCCAGATCGTGCCAGAAATCCAGCCAACTCCGGTGCCTGTGCCTGAGCCGGTGCGTCAAGTGCCGCCTGCTGAAGCCAGCGCCAATGTAATTGCTGCTTCCATGGCGGCAGACGACCGTCTCCGCCAATCCCCAATGGGGGCATCTGCGTTGCGTGAGCAAATGGCCGCAGCTCCTCAAGAGCGACCAGTTGATCCACGCATGGCAGCCAGGGCATCGGGTGAAGATGTCATTGGTCGCGGTGATCGACCTGCATTCATGTCTGCTGACGCCATACAGCAGGCAAAGCTGGCGCAGGAATCCGTGTCGCAATCGCCAGTCGGAGCCGCAGGTTTGCGCGATCAGTTGAGTGCGCAATCGGAGAAGGTGAACACGATCCCAGAAGACCTCGCTCGCGCCAGGGCCAACATGGCAAAAGGCGGCAAGGAGGCCGAGCGAGTCAGGGATAGCACTGAGCCGGTCGCCGCCTTCCGCCAAGCCAACGGTGAGCTGAAGATGTATGACGGCCATCATCGTCTCGTCAATGCGATCGACTCAGGCGCTGAGACGCTACCTGTCAATATTGACGGCGAGGGCGTCAAGAACATTCCAATTTCAGCATTTGTTGAAACGCCACCAAAGGCTGAACCGGTGCCAGCTCGCGCAGAGGTGCAGCCACAACTAATCACTCCGCGAGGAGAAGTGCCGACGACCGCTACCGAAGGCCAGCCCATGCCGGGAGGCAGCGGCAAGGCTCGGGATGCCACTAAACCAGAGCAGATGACTCCGAATGAGCTGAAGGCATTCAGGAAAGCTGAAGCTGTGAGCATGGCTCAAGAGTCACTTTTGCGCGCAAAGTCTGGAGTAGAGGCTCCCAATGTGTTCACTAACGGCTTTAAGTCAAAAGCGGCAATGGTTCGCTCCCGTGAAACTGGCCTCCAAAACGCAATGGCTGCAATCCCTGAGGCCAACGTGTATGAAACAGTGGTTAATGCGGCTAACAATCAACGACCAGTATTAGCCCAACTTGTTGAATCGCTAAGTGATAAAGATACTGTTTTTGGAGCAGGTCCAACAGGTGAGCCCGGAGGAACATCTCCTTCTTTGCGCAAGCAGCTTATTGAAAACCTAAGCTCTAAGGGCTACGTCAAGCAAGGCGACCTCTATGTGTTTCAACCGGCGAAGTCAGCCGAGGCACCAGCAGCAAGGCCAACGGAAGTTGAATTGACACCCTCGACAGTTGGCGTCAGTGTGGATAAAATACCAAATGCACAACAGGTCACACCAGTTACTTCACCATCACGTCAACCCAATGAGATATTGCAAGCTCCGGCTGCGACGGATGTTTCGAGAGGGGAGACTGTTAATGCTGACTCTGCCATCAGCCCTAGCTTGGTGGATGCACCAGAAATAACCTCATTGCGCAAGCAACTTGAGAAGCTTGACGAGGACATCATTAGCGCCAAGGAAGACGGCGATGAGTATGGTGCCAAGGGTCTTGAGCTTGCGCGTCGTCGCGTTCAGGACAAGCTGAATGAAGCGTTAAACCCACAGACTCCAAAGTCCGTGGCTGACAAGATTCGCGCCATGAAGGTAAAGCCAGGATCAAAGGGTCAGGTTAGCCTGCCGCTATTTGGCCTGGATGATGTCACAATGCGTCGAGCTTGGAACGGCGCACTGGAAGTCGCAGCACGAGCCTATGAGGCCGGTGCCAGCTTGGCGAAAGCCGCAAAGGATGCCATCGCATACGTTCGCTCAAACTTCCCCAAGGCCACATTCAAGGATGCCGAGTTTGCCAGTGCAGTTGAGGCCGAATTGATAGATGGACTTGGCGCTGCCCGTCGCGCTGGCGACAAGGATGCGGCCAGAATGGCGGCTGACGACATGGACACAAATCCAGACAAGTTCTTTACCGACAATGGCAGCACTCCGGTGAAGACCTACATGGACGATGTGGACAAGACCATGCGCAACATTGGTCGCGATGTCATGGGTGGACGCGCAGCAAAAGGCGTGTGGCAGAACGTGAAGAATTTCAATCGAAACATTCTTCGCGGCAACCAAGCTGCCTTGGACGACCTTGCCAAAGGTGGAGGCGGAACAGGACGTGCATCGCCAGCTCTGGAAAAGCTCAACACTGCAATCAACGGCACTCGCCCAGGCGAGCAAGGCAAAGGAGAGCGCGGTATCTGGGACGATACCAACACTAATTTGCGGTCCAAAAACAATGAGTTGGCCTCAGCGTATGATGGCATTTCTCCAATCCTCAACAATCTTGGGACCGTTGAGCAGGAGGCCCTATTGGCCAATCTTGTCAAGTGGCAGAAAGACACGTCATCGACCGCCAAGCTGAAAAATCAGCCAACGATTTTGAATGCTGTGGAAACCTTGCGCAAGGTGACCAAGGATTTATACAATGACCTCAAGGCTAACGGCATTGACGTTGGAGATGCTGGACCCAACTACTTTCAGCGCACCCTTGATGCAGACATGGTCCGTCGAAACTATGACGAGTTTGTGGATCAATTCACCAAGTTTTATGACGCCCAATGGAAACAGAATGATCCCAATTATGTCAGCGACATGGCCAAAGCTCGCGATGCTGCAAAAGCGTATGCGGACGCGGCCATCCTAGGTCACGAAGGCATCGCGCTTGATGGCAGCGATTTGAACATGGGAGTTGCCCGTAGTGGCGATCCAGACTTCTTCAAAGCTAGAACATTTACTGGGGCCGTGTCTGACAGCATTGATCAAACCGCTGCCAAGTTTTACCATAGGAATCCATTCCAGACCCTTGCTCAGCAGATCAACCGAGTCGAACGGCGCATTGGTCTTGTGAGGGCTTTTGGCAAGATCGTCAAAGAGAATGGCAAAGACGTCCTTGATCCAACTTTCAAGTGGCGAGAGTTCGTAGATGCAGCCGTCAAGGAGGGCAATGAGGGAATCGTCAAGGAAGTTCGCGAGCGCTACCAGATGATGTTCGGCATTGGCGGGAAGTTTGACCCAAGCACGCAGGCATTTCAACAGGCCGTGCGCAACCTGGGCTACTACTCATACCTGCCATTCTCCGGTATCAACTCCTTGACCGAGCCGACCGTCATTTCGATGCGCCTCAACAAGCCCATGTCTGGATTGTTTCAGTCATACGGCAAGGCGTTCCGCAGCATGGCTCGGCAGATCAAAAACATGCCGCTCGACTACAAGGAGAAGCTGGCAGACAGACTTGGATTGGCTGAAAACGCAACCATGCGCATGGCTATCCATCTTGGCAAGATTGACGAACAAGGCGTCATGAGCAGCAAGGGCGTGAGCAAGTTCATGTTCCTGACCGGCAACAGCATTGTGAGCAACGCCACGTCGAATGCCTCTGTGGACATCGGCATGACCGCACTGCGCACGTCGCTGCTAGACTTCGAGTATGGCCGAGATGCCAACTCTGCACGCATGTGGCTTGAAGAGCTTGGCGTCAAGAAGGCCGACTTTGACCGCGTGAGCAAGTGGCTTGAAGGCCAAGCCAATGACGAAGCTCGGTTCAACAATGTGATGGAGAATAGCCCAGAGGCTGAGATCGTTCGCGATGCGCTGCGCAAGTTTGCGCGTGAGGCAAGATCGCTGCCTGACGCTGGCACCAAGAACCAGTATGCGTCTGGCCCAATCGGCTCCATGCTGCTCTCCCTGCAAAGCTACCTCTACGACTTCACCGACAAGGTGCTCGGTCGCAACTGGCGTCAGCTAAAGACCGGGCTGGCTGGCAAGACCACGTTCGACGGTGACGTTGATCCGACCCAGCTCACGCCCCAAGAGCGCGTCCGACTCATGGCACCGATGATGCTCGGCATGCCCAGCTTGATCGCGGTCAATTATGGCCTCGCTTTGATGCGCGAGACGATGTATCCAGACCCAGAGAAGATTCGCCGCGACCGCGAGCGGACCACCGGTGAAATCAACTGGAACCGTTTCCAGCGTGCCCTGACGCGAAGCAACACGCTTGGTCCATACGACATGATCTACAACATGTTCACGCAGGCACGCTACGAAAAGGACGTGGCGGCGACTGCGCTGGGACCATACATGGGTGGCGTTCTGGAGCTGGCGAAAGCTACCATCGCCCTGAACGAAGAGCGCAACAGCGCCAACACCAACACCGCCGAACGCAAAGCGGCACGAAACTTCTGGAACGTGGGACCGAAGCCGCTCATCAACATGGCGCTGTCCAGCCTCCCAGGCGGCAAGCTGGCACCAGTGGCAGCGGCAGGCATCCAGCTTGGATCGCAGCGGGCCGTCGCAGAAGGATTCGTGGACACGGTGGCCGGACCACAGAAAACCGAGAAGAATAAACCCAAGCGCACACCCTAACAAGGGGCTTGCCAAAAACACCAGAAACGACTAAACTACCGCACCTATGCCAGTCGCCGCTTTTCCCCTTGATGTCAGTTCGCCCGCAGCCCTTCACGCAGCCGTTGATTCCGCCGCGATCACGCCGTCCGATACAGCGCCAATGCGCTCCGTCAAGGCATCTGCCACTGATCGCAACGGCATCTTCCTGGAAGCGCTCAGCGTAGGCACGGGAGGCAACGCGGTAACCCTCACCACGGTGCTCCCAGCCAACGAAAGCGCCAATATCTCGGTCGCTGTTGCCAGCAATGACACCACGGTCACGCTGGCTGCTACCGGCACCCCAGCCGTTCTTGAGGCTCAAGGCATGCGCTTTGAGTCAGTCACTCGCGGCACTGGCGGCAATAGCACCAGGGTGGCATTCGTGAACCCAGGGACCGCCAATGCCGCAGCATCCGTTTCCGTGGCTGGTTCTGACATCACGTTGAATCTGGCGACCAGCGCTGGATCGCGTGCCACCCTGGTCAATCAGGGCATGACCTATACAGCCCAGGCATTTGGCACAGGCGGCAATGCCATCAGCATTGCACTGGTGAATCCAGCCACTCCAAGCGCTGCCCTTTCTATCGGCGTTGCCGGCAATGCCATCACGGCCAATCTGGCTACCAATGCTGGCACCGCCCAGGTCGAAACGGCAACCGCCGTAGGCACCGTGACAGTTAGCGGCAATGCTGAGGTGGTCGTCACTGGCGCTGGCATCACCGGCTCACCAATCACCCTGGAGGTCCCCGTGCTCAACGGTGACACGCCAACTCTTTGGGCTGCGAAAGTTCGAGCAGCGCTTGCTGCCACCGCTGCCATCACCGCTCTTTATACCGTGGGTGGAACCGGCGCTGTCATCACCTTGACCGAGATTGTGCCGAACGGCGACGACGGCACGCTCAACATTTCCCTCGCCACTGGCACGGCGACCGGCATCACCACTGCCGCAACCAGCGCCAACACCACTGCTGGCGTTGCTCCTGCCATCACGACGAACCGCCAGCAGCTCTACGATGCCATCGTGGCATCCACTGCTGCATCCGCGCTGATCAGCGTGAACTTCAGCACTGGCGAAACCACCGTCCTGACTGCGCTGACCGCAACCAATTTGTCCACAGGCGGCTCCAATCCAACCAGCATCATCACAAGCTCAGAGGCTTTGGCTCTTCTTCTTGCCAATGCCTCCGTGACTGCTCTCGTCAAAGTCACTGACACCGACCTTTATTCTCCGCGTCATTTGACGGCATTCGCCATGACCTCGCTTTCTGGCGGAGCAGTGTCCAGCGCATCCACGGTGCAAGCCGTGGTGAACGCGCTCAATGCAAACACCTCATTTGACGATCTTGCCATCGCATCGACTAACGTGAGCAACGGTTCGAACATCGCCCAGCCGCGAGCACTGGTCACGCTGGCAGGTGGAGTCACCGGTCAATGGGCGCTTGACTACAATTTCACCCGCGCCGTCTCCGTCAATGCTGACGGCAACTTGGCCTACCTAGATGTCAACAGCTCGACTCCGGTCGTGATGGCGGTCAAGGCTGGAGTCATGTATCCAATTGCGGTCAAAGGCATTCGCGCAACATCTACAACTGCCACCGGTATCGTTGGCCACGTTTAATTCGCCATGATGATTGGACTCGGAATTGGGCCAAATTTCTTTCCGCCTGCCACTGGTGCTCCAGCTTTTGTGGGGGCGCTTGATGCCCTGGTCGCGCAAGGAGCGGTATTGCGTCACGCCTCTTCAGTTCGTCGGCTGCGCTCTCTTTACACTGGGCCAGCTTGTCGGCTACGCGGTAACGGTGCCAATAATGCTGAAGCAGACATTGCCTTCCTGCCCGATGGAACACTTGATCTAGCTGCTGCCGCAGCCGTAGCCGCTGATAGCGGTGGCACACAGGCAAATTGGGTCACTGCGTATGATCAATTTCAAAATACGGATGCCACGCAGCCATCGGCAAGCAATCAAATGCAGTTTGGAACTACATTCCAAAGCCGTGGAGAAATGGGTGGTATAGCTGCCACCAATCGTTTTTTATCCTTTGATCTACAAGGCTTGAATCAACCGACTTTTTTTTCCATTGTTGGAAATCAGGGTTCAATTCTTTTAACTAGGTTCTTACTGGGAACAGCAGCAAATTCATTAAACAGGTATGTCAGATTAAATACTTCAATTCCACAACAAAACTGGGGAACTACACTCGCTGGCACAAGCATTTCATTGGGAAAACATGTCTATGGTTTTTTGAGTAATGGCTCCAGCTCACAAATTTATATCGACGGAACCTTGAGTGCAACTGGGGATGCCGGTAATACACAGTTGGACATGACCCAAGCGCGAATTGGCGCAGGCCAATCAACCACCAACAATTGGAACGCCTCAGCAGGAAACACCATTTCGGAGGTAATTGTTTTTTCCAGTAACCCAACAACGCTTCCTGGGTGGCCCGCTTTCGTGGCCGCTCAGAAGACGCACTTTGGCATCCCATGATTATCTACATCCCATCATCCGCAGCCGAATTACTCAGTAGCGAGATTTGGTCACTGACTCGCCCACCGCCTGTGCAAGGTGGCAATGCCACTAAGTATCTTTTCGGTTGGATTGATGACGTCGTGGGTCAGCGGTGGATTGAGGTGCATGACGACTGCTCCATTGTCATTCACTTGGACGCTGATATTGGCGGCATCGCTGACATCCTTCAACCGTGGATCGACGCAGGTAAATTACCAGCCGACACCGGCACTCAATTGGCCACCCTGCTTGATTCCAAACGCGGTCAGCGTGTTGTCGTTTACGACGTCTTTCCGCAGCTCTTCAAGGACATGGCAAAGACGCACGAGCAACTGGTTGAAGCAGGTCTTCTGGCCGACATTGATGAGCAATAAACATGAAAGTTGACCTGACCTTATCCATCATAGCTGGGGCGGCGACTACCCTCGCCAGCGTAGGTTCCGCCATTTGGTTTGGAAGTTCCCGCTCATCTGACATTGACCGTCTGAAGGTTGACGTTGACACGGTTATGCAATCCGACTTCGATCAGGGCAAAACATTGTCAAGGCTTGACGAGCGAACCGCTCTCATTCTGGATTCCGTCCGACGAATCGAGCAGCGCCCTTAATCATCAACACCCATGCGCACACTCATCCTCATCATCAACGGCATCCTGACCGATCCACGCAAGGACAACGCCTGGACCGACAACGCTGAGCCGTGGTTGGAAACTATGATTGAGGGACCGATTGCCGTGTTCCGCTACGAATACAATGCCACGCCGCTTCTCCGGCGCTGGGGTCAAGCCAAGCGGGCCAAGAAGATCGCTGAGATCGTTGAGCATTACCAACGGCACGGCTATCGCATCATTCTCATTGGTCACAGCAACGGTTGCGACCTGATCGCCCGAGTGCTCAAGACAACCCAGGTTGATCAGGTCCACCTCATCTCGCCCGCCACCGACGAGAGCGAACTGGACGTCGGCATCAAGGCTGGCAACGTGGGCCTTGTGTGCATCTACGGCAGCACCAATGACGCTGCGCTCAAATACGGCGCAAAGGCCAGCCGCGTCTTGTCGCTTGGGCTCCTAGGCTACGGATCGCTCGGCCTGCGCGGGCCAGCTTATGAAGCAGCCAACCCAGGAATCGTCATGGATTTCTCTGACAATTCCTACGGGCACAGCGACTGGATTCGCCCTGACAAAAACCTCTACGACACGCTCAGGCTCATTGCTCGCAATGCCGGTCTGAAGGTCAAGTCGTAATGCTGGCCTCCAACGAGGATGCCAAAATAATTCTTGTGATAGCCATCATTTTGGCTATCCTCTTCTGACCAAAATCCTATATGACCAAGTTCGCTAAAGCACTCATCAATCAGGCAAACAGGGAAATCGGAGTGAGGGAGGAAAGGCGAAACGGTGGTAAGCGAGTGGACCAATATCAAGCCGCATCCTGGTTGGAGAAAAAGCATTGGGGACCATGGTGCGCCACGTTCGTGTGCTGGGTCATTCGTGAAGTCATGAAGGAAATGGGCATGAAGGATTCCAAGACCTTCTCCAGGCCACAGACGGCGGCTGCGTTCGGCTTCGAGGAATGGTCAATGGATCAAGGCAGCGAGACGTGGACCAAGAAGAATCCAGGCAATGACATTGCCGCTGGAGACATCGTGATCTTCAACTTCTCCCACATTGGTTTCGCCACCAGCGCTCCAAATGCCTCCGGTTTCTTCACGACCGTTGAAGGCAACACCAATCAAGCGGGATCGCGAGAAGGCGACGGCGTTTACGCCAAGCGTCGCAACATCTCGACGGTGCGAAGTCGCATCCGCTTCCGAGAATTTCCACCGAGCGCTTAATCCACACCACACCAACACATGCTACTCGAATCAAAAACCACTCACAAGAAAGCCCCTGCTGCTATCCCAGACAGCGGCTCACGCACCAACTTCGACACTGGCGCAGTGCGTGATTCATCTATCGGCAAGGGACTGCCAAGTCGTATCCCGCCGATTGCCATCATGAAGATGGCGAAGCGCTTTGAGGATGGTGCCAATAAGTATCCCGATGGACAGAGCGGTCCAAACTGGATGATCGGCATTCCGCTGTCTCGCTTCTACGACGCCATTGTGCGCCACTCTTTGCAGGCCGCAGAAGGCAACACGGACGAGGACCACATTGGCGCTGTCCTGTGGAACGCTGCGGCGTGGGCCTGGACCGAAGGCGAGATCGTGGCCGGTCGCCTGCCAATCGAATTGAACGACCTGCCATTCCACCCAAGTGGCACCGTGGCCCGTCATCGCAAGTAATCCAGACTTCATCCGCACTATGCCCAAAACCAAAGGAGAAATCGCCGCTTCCATGTTGCGCCGCTACCCGGCAGCAGACAACCGCACCATTGCCCGCGTTCTGCACGCCGAGCATGTCAATGCCTTCCCGAGCATTGAGGCTGCACGCAGTATGGTGCGCCACCTGCGAGGTGCCAACGGCAGGGTCAAATACACTCCTCAGCCCGACTTGGTCAGACCACTTGGGTGGCAAAAGGAGCGCATGCCAGAATCGCAATCCACCGCTCGCCACGAACTGCACATTACCGGAAAGCATCGCATCCTGATCATCTCCGATCTGCACGTCCCATACCACGACGCTGCCGCTGTCAAGGCTGCGCTGGACTACGGCAAGCAGCAGCGTGTGGACATCGTTTACATCAACGGCGACTTCGCCGACTTCTACGCCGTGAGCCGTCACGACAAAGACCCGACGCGCACGATGAAGAATGAGATCGAGCAGTGCCGCAAGATGCTTCGCCACATTCGCTCCAGGTTCCCCGATGCCCGCATCATCTTCAAGGTTGGCAATCACGAAGACCGCATGGAGCGATTCCTGGCCAAGAATGCGCCGGTTCTTCTCGGCGTTGCTGAGTTCCAAATCCCCGACATCCTCAAGCTCAACGAGCTGAACATCGAATACGTCCCAAGTCTGGGGCTGACGTTCATGGGCAGACTGCCGGTGTATCACGGGCATGAGTTGCCGCAGGGCATGAGCAGTCCAGTCAACCCAGCGCGTGGCATCTGGATGCGCGTGCAGGAGTCCATGATCTGCGGTCACTGGCACCGGTCATCTGTCCACACCGAGAAGGTTGGCGTGCATGGCAAGGTGAAGTCCTGCTGGAGCCTTGGATGCCTCTGCAACATGACGCCAGACTATGCGCCGGTCAATCGCTGGTCGCACGGCTTTGCCATTGTGGATACCCACGAAGACGGCAATTATGAGGTGGACAACAAGACCATTATTGAGGGGGTCGTGCGATGATCTACGCGCCCTACATTTTGTTCTCGATCGCTGCAATCGTGTTCGTTGCGTGGTGCATGTTTGATGACGGTGGCCCGTCCGATCCAATCTATGCCTGACAAGATCAAAGTGGTTGAACGCAAGCTTGGACAGCACCGGGCCTATGGCCTTCATTGGCCCGGTGAAATCCATATTGACACAAGGCTCAAGCCGAAGAAGCGGCTGGAGGTTGTCATCCACGAATACATGCACGAAATATGCCCTGAGTGGGACGAGAAGCATGTGACCGAACAGGCGGTCAAGATGTCAGACTTCCTGTGGACTCAGGGCTATCGCCGCCGTGTTACTGCACAGCGCCGCGCAAGTAGTCAGGGTGATGCTTAGCGTAGTGCTTGGTCACGACCGAGACTGAGTCGCCAAGCATGCCAGCAATGTCGAACAGCGATACGCCGCGACGAGCGGCATTCGTGGCCCAGGTCCTGCGCAAATCGTGTGGTGTGTATTCGTTGAATGCGGCGTTGCCGGTATCCTTGGCAAGCCTCTGCATCAGCGCCACCCACGCCGGATACACAGAGGCATCGCTACCCAGGACAAAATCGTTTTTCACGTCGTCATTGAGCAGGCTTCGCATGGCTGACATCCTTGCTTTCAATCGAGTGCTCATTGGCACAGCAACACGCCGCTTGACGCTGCGCCTCTTGCCATCGCTGAAGTCAATCAGCGATCGCTGCAAATCGACCTGACGCCAGCACAAAGATTCAACGGCCTCTCGACGCGATGCCGTCTCGAAGGCGATGATGACGAAGTCCAGAAGCCGACCGTCTGCTTTTGATAGGATGAGTTCCATGTGGGCTGTCGGTATCACCACGTCGCGCGCCTCACCGTCAGATGGGCGAGTGATGTGAGGAAATGAGGCGGCTGGCATTCTGCGCTGCCTCACCGCATGGTTGAGGCACGCTATCAGCACGGTCAGCTCACGCCTGACGGTGGAGTCATTGGCGGTGCGTCTGCCGTGCAGTCCCTGGGCACGCTCGCGACCGTAGCGAAGCATGGCTGAGGCATCGAGAAGCTCAGGGCTCATGGTGCCAAAGGCGCACTTTAGGTTGGCCACAATGATGGCGGTTCGCTCGTGGCTAGGACCGCCGTCGATTTGCTCATCAAAGTAGATGTCAAGCAGGGAGCTGACGTTCCATGTTTCGCCCGTTGGAGATGGCAGGTGACGAGTGCGCAACCAGTTTGCGTAAAAGGTGGCTGCCTCGGTGTGATCCTTGGTGGCTGTGGAGATACGTTTGCTTCTGCCGTTGTCGGTCCACACGATCGTGTAGTAGCCGAATGCGTTTTGTTGGAGTCTTGGTTTGGATGCGTGTCTTGCCATAATGTGTTTGGGTTGTGTTGGGACAGTTACCTTGGCGACAACTTGCCAGAATGCAAGCAAAACTTTTCTTCCATCGTGATGGGCAGATGCAAATTGCATTTGGTCAACGCCAAATGCGTGATAAATTGGAAGCTCTATGCTTCCAGAAAACCGCGTCTCCAATCTCATCTACTATCTCGGCGGTCGCGCCGGGTTTCACCGCGTTGCCTCCACCCTTGGCTCCGACATCTCTCTGTCAACCATTGGATCATGGATCACTCGCAACAGTCTGCCAGCCAAATACATGCCGCTATGCAATCAGGTTGCGGTGGCAACCAAACGACCTCCAATCAACTGGTTGAAGTTTTTTGAACAAAAGGACTTGCCAACACAGGAAGCATAGTTCATCACTCAAAACACTCCAACCACACGGAGTCAACACAACACAACACACATCATGTCACTCATCATCAAAGCAGACGCTCGTCGTGCAGCACAAAAAACACGACCCATCAAGGCCGCTATCTTCGGAGCTTCTGGCACCGGCAAGACCACCCAGGCTCGCACACTGGACCCAAAGAAGACACTGTTCATTGACCTCGAAGCCGGGACCCTAGCGGTCGATGGCTGGGACGGTGACGTGGTCAGCGTTCGCGACGTTGCCGCAGCTCTCAATGTCCACCCATGGGAAGTCGCCCAGGCGCTTGCCCTGTATATGGGAGGACCTGATCCAGCCACCGCCGATCGCGACAACGACAGATACAACCGTGCTTACTACGAGCAAATCGTGGCGGTCTTTGGTCAGGACATCGACCTGACCAAATACGACACGATCTTCATCGACTCCATCACCGAGGTCAGCCGTCAATGCTTCGCCTTCTGCAAGACGCAGCCTGCGGCATTCTCGCCAAAGACCGGTGAGCCAGACACTCGCAGCGCCTACGGCATCCTTGGGCAGGAAATGGTGCGCTGGCTCAAGCACTTGCAGCACGCTCCGTTCTCCGTCATCGTTGTTGGCATCCTGAACGAGGAGAAGGACGATCTGGGTCGCAAGTCGTTCGTGCCACAGGTCGAGGGTGCTAAGACAGCCAACGAGCTCCCTGGCATCTTTGACCTTGTGCTGACGCTCACCTCTGACAAGGACAGCGGTCGTCAGTTCGTATGCCACCAGAACAATCCCCTGAAGTATCCGGCCAAGGATCGCAGTGGCACCCTTGATCTGCATGAGCCAGCCCACCTCGGCAAGCTCCTTGACAAGGTCAAGGCAGGCAAGCGTCTCGACATCAATCTTGACCCTCTCACGAAGGCGGAGTAGTATCGACACCCACAATCACCGAGGGGCGGCGGTTTTTACCGCCCCAAACCACACACACAACACACCAACACCGCAATACCTAGTATGAACTCACTCTTCAATCCATCCTCCGGCGCTGACAGCACCAAAGAACTCCTCCCTGACGGCACCTTGGCATTTGCCGTTGTCAGCATGTCCGACAAAGGACTCGCCAACAGTCAATCCACGGGTGGCGAATACGCCAACCTCGTCATCACTCTTGATGGCCCAGCACCCATCGGCAAGCGCAAGGTCTTCCACATGCTCGCCAACCCACTCGACACTGACAACAGTGAAGCGTGGCGCAAGATGGCGATCAGCGCAATCACTCGCATCCTGGAAGCCTGCGGCACCTTCGATTACGAGTCCCCAGATTCCTACAAAATCTTCGACTTTGAAGGTGTCAGCTTCAGCCACATGCTGGAGCACATCGAAGGCCAAAGCATTGCTGTCGAAGTCGGCATTCAAAAAGGGCAGGATGGCCACTCCGACAAGAACGTCATCAAGACGTTCCTCACTCCCTCCCAGGAGAAGAGCAGTAAGCGTGGTCGTCAGCTTTGGGACCTTCTCATGACCGGCGCAACCACGTCGAAGGTCGAGAAGAAGGTGGTGCCCGCTGCCGCCGCACCTGCCGTCACGCCGAAGCCAGCCTCTGGCCCAGCCGCAATGGCGAAAGCCTCAGTTGGAGTCGGTGGCGGCATCGGTGGTGCCAAGCCTTCCGGTGGCATTGGTGCCCCCAAGTGGGCCAATCGCCCTGCCACGCCAGTGGCCGCCAAGCCTGAGGCTGCGGCTGCTGAAGCGGTCCAGGAGCAGGTGATGCAGGGCGGCGAATAGCCTTCAGCCCCTGGCAATGCGTCAATTCCGATTACCACACCAATTCGGGTTTGCCACAGCGTTGCCAGGGGATTAAATTTCAACGTATCCAGTGCGTAGGGAAATGTGTTGGTGTGGAAAAGTGTGATCCCTGCGCACTGGATTTTTTGTTGCGGTTCGTATAGAGGAAGTATTCCAGACCGATTTACTGGAGGCGCGGGTTCGATTCCTGCACTGCAACAACCTTCCCAACAACACCCCCGACGCCTCTGACTCAAGCGCACCACGGGGGTTTCTTTTGCCCGCACGCCAACACCATTATGCAACTACGTCCACGTCAAGACATCTTCGTCCGCGCCAATCTCAAGGCGCTTAAGCAGCACAAAAACACCCTCGGCCAAGCCACCGTTGGCTTCGGCAAAACCATCTGCATCGGTGCCGGTATCGGCATGATTGGTGGCTACCAGCGCAGCCTCACTCTCCAGCACCGCGAGGAGCTGCTGGACCAGAACCTCACCAAATTCAAGCGGGTCAACCCTGGCTACCTCACCGCAGCGATGAGCGCGGATGTCAAACGGTGGACACCAGAGGGCCACAACTTCGCGATGGTTCAGACCCTGGTGAAGAACCTGGATCGCATGACGCCGGTGGACATCCTGACCATTGACGAGGGTCACCACGCACCGGCCTCGACCTACCGCAAGATCATCGACCGAGCCCGTGAGCTGAACCCAGACGTCCACCTGTGGCTGCTCACCGCAACGCCTGAGCGTGCTGACGGCAAGGGCTTGCGCGAGGTCGTGGACAATGTGGCCGACGTCGTGACGCTCGGCGAGATGGTGCAAGCCGGGTTTCTGGTGCGACCACGCACGGTGGTCATCGACCTTGGCATCAACGCGTCATCCATGCGCAAGACGACGGCGGACTTCGACATGGACTATGCAGCGCAACTCCTGGACTTGGAGCCAATCACCGAGAAGGTCTTCGAGGAGTGGAAGAAGCAGGCCGGTGATCGTCGCACGGTGGGCTTTGCCACGAACGTCGAGCACTCCATGCACATGACCGACTACTTCGTGAAGCGTGGCATCACCGCAGAGCACATTGACGGCGAAACACCCAAGGATGTTCGGCGCAAAATCCTACAGCGCCTGGATCGTGGCATCACCCAGGTGGTGTGGAACTGCAATGTTCTCACCGAGGGCTTCGACAGCCCGAGTGTTTCCGCCATCATCCTGCATCGACCATTCATGCACTTGAGCACGATGGTGCAGATGGCCGGTCGAGGGCTACGCACGATCAGTGAGCCGGAGAACTACCCAGGCATCATCAAGGACGACTGCATCATCTTCGACTTCGGCGCATCCATCATGGAGCACCGCACGTTGGAGAGCGAATGCAACATTGAAGGGCGCAAGAAAGGCGGTGAAGCGCCCACCAAGGAGTGCGAGGAATGCGGTGCCGTGATACCTGCAAGCTGCCGCGTGTGCCCGATCTGTCAGCACGCCTTCGAGTTTGACGCAAAGCTGAAGACGGCGACCGGAGAGTTCATGATGACCGAGGTGGAACTCATGCAGATGTCGCCTTTTCACTGGGAGACGCTGTGGTCATCGCCCGACCCAAACGTCGTGATGGCCAACGCTCTCACCGCATGGTGCTGCCTAATCGAATATGGTGGCATCTGGTTCGCGTATGGTGGCATCCAGGGCAAGAGGGACATCAAGCTGTGCGGCACCAGCCACGACAAAATTCTGGCGATGGTCAAGGCGGACGATTTCCTGCGTGAGCACGGTGACAAGAGCAACAGCCGCAAGTCGCGATCCTGGTTGACCGATGACGCCAGTGACAAGCAATACGAACTGCTAGGAGAGAAGCCTCCCATCTTTGGGCGCATGTCCAAGTATCGCGCTGCCTGCATGATTTCCTGGAAGTGGAACGAGAGCAAAATGCAACAAAGTATTTTTGCGAACTTCAAGAATTTCCGTTGACTGAATGCCTTTAAGCGGTATCACGCATCGCCCTATGGCAACCACACACACCCACACCACCACAGTCACACATGCACTCGCGCACCTCATCCAAGGAACAGCCGCCAGCAAATAGCAAGAAGTCCATCAAAGTTGCCATTGCAGAAGCCAGCAATGTCAAGATGACGGAGATCACACTTGACCAGTATCACCAACTCCTGCGCAACACCATCCGGCTGGATGCCCTGGAGCGCAACGGAGTCGAAGGATGGAGCGGTTACGATGCCGCTTTTGACAGCGTCTATGACGACGCATGTATTGAAAAACTGCCAGTGAAATTTCTCGACTGAACCATTATGAATCAACAACTAGAACAACTCAAAACCGAACTCCGCGAGTTTATCGAATTGTCGAAGACTTACATGATAATGGATAAATCAATCCGCAACATCTCGCCAGCAATGGCGGAGTGTTTGCTAGTGGCAATAGATGGCATTGAAACAAGCCTTGTTTATGCTCATTTTATTGAAAAAACTGACATCGAAGCTCTGCAAAGAACTATCCAACAAATCCTCAACATCTGGGAGGCATCGAAATGACACAAGAACAAAAACAAATCAAGCTGGCTGAGGCTGCGGGTTGGAGACTTTTTTCACCATTTAAAAATCTTTGGGCACCGCCAAAACATGTTGTTGAGTATGAATGTGATGCATATCCCCTGCCCGATTTCTTCAACGACCTCAACGCGGTGCATGGGTTAGAGAAGGTGCTTGGTCCAAAAGGCCAATGGGAACTTTACGAAAAAGAAGTCGTAAAACTAACCGGCGGATGGGGTCAGGCTATGCACGCCACCGCAGCCCAACGTGCCGAAGCTCTCGGTTTAACATTATCTTTATGGGAGGCAGCACAATGATCAGCGAAATCATCATCTTCACTTTCGGAATTTTTGTCACTTCTGCGGTATGCATGAACCGCTACTGCGAAATGAAAGAATGGATTCACACTCACTCAGATAAATACAGACCATGAGAAACATCAACCTCCCCAAAACAAAAGTCTTCATCCGCTGTGACGCTTTCGGTGGTGCAGATAACGAATTTGAACCAGCTTGGCTCGTTTCAGTTCGCGCAATGCGTAACCGACCTTTTTGCTTCCAGGCATGGATTGAAAAATACGCCGCATGCTATGACAAAATCCCGCCTCAGTGCGTCTATTGGTATGAACCTGAAGAAGATCACAAGCAGCTACCTCTGCACAAAGTTCAGATGTGGGAATGCTTGTCAGGTTCCATTGAACTCTGGCGCAAGGATCAGTTGAGCGACGTGCCAGTTTTGGTTAACCTTGGCAATGGCAATCCACCCATCGGCGGCCACTACTGGTTCACCATTGACCATCTACCAGAAGGACAATCATCTGGCCTCCTGGACATCGGCGATTCTGAACTGCTCGAAGAGCACAAAGAAGGCAACGTCATCAAGCTCAGCAACGGTCAGATTGCGATCTACCCGAACAACCGCATCAAATGGATGCCGATGTCGCTGACCGGCAAGGACGCGGCCTCAACCATTCCACCGTGGAGCGTGGCCACGAACGCCCAATGGGATGAATGGTGGTCTGATTCTGACGAAGTGCTTGGCGATTCCAAGTGGGCTTACTGAGGACACATCAACATGGACACACCCATCATTGACCTCGGTAATGTCACAGTTCAGACCGACTTCTGGCTCACCAGCATGCAGGACCAGGACACCTGGGAATCTATGCGACGTGAGATCAAGCTGAACGCTTCACCAACGTGCTGCGCACCCACATGCTCAGCGCTTCAGCCTCACTCAGGCCAACGGCCTTAGCAATCACCGGCCAGCGCATTCTCTCATTGCGCAGCTTGACAATCTTCTTGAGCAGCGCTTCAGGGGATCGGTCATCGACCACAATCACTTCAGGCATTTTCCACATGAACGACACTAGCACACCAGACGAACCCAGCAAGCAGGCACCAACGAAAAAGGAGATCGCTGCGGCAGAAAAAGCTGCGGCAGCAGAGGCGAAGCGAATCGCCAAGGAGCAAGCAGCCGCCGAGAAGGCGGAGGCTAAAGCCCTGGCTGACAAGGCCAAGGAGGAGGCAAAGGCAGTAGCCTTGGCCGAGAAGCTAGCAGCCAAGGAGATCAAGCAGCCCTTCGACACCGGGATGAACGTGATCCTGGATGACATGCTGGTCAAATTCGCTGACCTGAAGCGGTCAGAACCGAAGCGCAGCTACCTTGGGGCATCATCCTGGGGCAAGGAGTGTAAGCGTGAGCTGGCCTATGGCTGGCACCGCGTCGAGCCAGACAAGCCACCATTCAGCCCAGAGCTGTTCGCGATCTTCGCGATGGGTCATGCCGGTGAACCAGTCGTGGTCGAGATGATGCGAACCATGTTCACCATCGTCACCGAGAAGATGGACGGCAAGCAGTTCGCCTTCTACGCTCTTGGCGGCAAGTTGTCGGGCCACTGCGACGGCATCATCACCGATGGACCTAGCCACAAGGCAGACGGCACACCGCTGGTGTATCCCATGATCTGGGAGAACAAGATGCTCAATGCCAAGTCTTGGAAGAAAACTCGCGTGGATGGCATCAAGAAGTCCAAGCCAATCTACTACGCGCAGGTCAACTCATACGGTGCCTACTTTGACGTCGAGAATGGCGGCATCATCTCTTGCATGAACCGCGACTCTGGGGAACTCTACATCGAGCATATCCCATTTGATGCGCTCAACGCCCAGGAGAGCAGCGACCGTGCTCTTGATGTCATCCAGAGCGAATCGCCTGAGGAGTTCCCTCGCATCCACGATGATCCAGAATGGTGGCAATGCACTTACTGCGATTATCGCTTGCGATGCCACGACATCAAGGCTCCGATGCAAATGACTCTTCCAAACTTCCCAAGCCCCACCAACCATGCCACTCACTGAAGACCTCTTTGAAAACGACTTTAGCAAGTGCGTCGAAAGCCTGACAAAGGTTGCCAAGCGCAGGTTGCCGCCATCATGCAACACGCCGATGGCCGACATCCCGGCTCACAAAAGGGACAAGGTCCACGCCAAGCGTTCACTGCGAGACTACATCTTGTCGGCACGATTCGCAGTGAAGACCGCAAAGAAACACGCCAAGCAGGCAATGCAAGAAGGGGACCGGCAACCATGACACCAGAAGAAAAACGAATCGCTGTAGCTGAGGCTTGCGACCTGTTCAAGCTCGCACCACTTCAACGCACCAACAGTGCGGGCCGAGTGTATAAGTCGGGCGCTTACCTGTGGTATTGCCGCAGCATTTACAAAGGAGGCGGGAGCGACTTTGCCCCGTTGCCAAATTACCTGGAAGACCTCAACGCCATGCACGACGCAGAGGAGACTCTGACCAAGGCTGAATGGCCTGTGTATCGAGAGAAGCTGCGTGCCTTGGCACTCAGCGGAAATCGACTGGTCTGGCAGATATGCAAGGCCGAACTCCACCACAACGCAGCACAACGAGCAGAAGCATTTTTACAAACGAAAGGACTCATCTAATGCCAATCACCATCCGAGAACTCATAGCAAAACTGGAGGCGCTTGCCCGCCGACACGATCAGAACGATTACGTCAAGCTCAACGACAGCAGCGACTTCACCCTGGTCTGGCGATCAGGCGGCAATGAGAAGAAGCCATACCTGGAAATCAAACCACTATCATGAGCGAACAAGAACTCAGAGATCAAGTAGCCGCATCCGTTGCGCCGATCCTATTGCAGAAAGCGTTCACCGCGTCTTACAACAGCACGGTCCAGGTGATGGGATTTGACATTGAAGATGAAGCCGGTGCCGTTGCGAGCCAGTGCTTTATCTTTGCCGACATCTGGCTTGAGGCCAGGAAACAAAAGACGCACGTCGCCAAAGACAGTGAGGATCAAGCATGACCATTACTCCATCCCGCGACAACGCCAAGCTCATCGACCGCAGTGACATTGAGGCTTACTACGACATCATGTTCAGCGGTCTGCCCGAAGGGCACCTGACCGTGCGAGGA